ATAGAGTGATATTGATTATAAACAAAAAGGATGAGCAGTCATTTTGACCACCCACCCTACAGTGCCAATAAATTTGTTTTTTTGTCTAGCCCTACAAAACCCTAAAAATTTTTAAAGGACCAATCTACTCGAAAGTAAACTCACTTAGTTTTGCTTGTGAAAGTAATTTGCTATTTATTTTCTTTTAAACATTGATTGATCAACGATTTCTAAATTGCTATATGAAAAATTAAGATTAGTCATTTGATTTATAATTTCTAATATTTTTTTTCTTTGTTTAATTGAATATATTTCTATATGTAAAAATTTTGATTTTTTATTTGCTATAATGAACTCGAAAAATACATGTGGCCTCATTGATGCTATCCCTCTATTTTTTATTGTATATCCCCTAGAATCTATATGGGCACAAATTAATCTAACATCAACAATATCACTATAATGAATGTATTCTTTATATTGAATTTTTCCTTTAAATATTTGTCCAGTCACCAATAATCCATCTTCATTAAATATCAATTTATTAGGCAAAAGATCAATAAGTCCTAACGAAAACATAATCATAGAAAATAAAGTTGCTAAAATAGGAATCATTAATATAAAATCATTAGGAGTTTTAATTTTATACCAACACATTAAATTAACATATACAGATAATACCAAAATAACTAAGTACAAAATAATTGTTATCACATAAATTAAACTATGTGGATAAATCTTCTTTTTCAATATAGCACCCTCCTAATTAAAAGTATCCAAGCACAAAATCTTTAGCTCCAGAAATGTCGTATCCCCATTCCATTAAATTACCAGCAATACCATTATAAGCTTCAATTGCAACCATCTTAGTAAATGTTTTTAAAGAAACTCTCTTAATAATCTCCCTACGGAATTTAGTATACATTTGTTTACTAACAGCAGACACACTTCCTCTTCCAGAATTAAACTTAGGTATTCTAATTTTACTCATTATTCCTACTGAAGCCATAGAAATGCCCCCAGAAATAATTGAACTAACCAAAATGTCTTCCCAAGAATGTGTTGCATCACCAGAAACATTTTCTCCTATCATAGTACCAGCAGTAACAGATGCCCCACTGACAAAAGCTCCTAATAACGTAACAAACGCACTACCAGCTCCACCTGTAGCAAAAGTGAATATCCCACCAATCGCACCTCCTAATGTCGAACCGATAAAGCCACCCAAAGACCATTCAAAATCACCTGTAAAAGCATAATCAATAAGTTGTCCGGCTGTATATGAAGCGGCTCCTATTACTGCACCAATAAGCGCAGCAATACCAAGCCCAATCAAAATTGGAAAATGCCCTGTAGGATCGTACTTATTAATTGGTGTCTTGTAAAAATTAAGACCCGTTTTTTATTTTATTAACAAAATTATACTCAATCTCTATTTTTTGAGTTCTAACTCCATTAATAATCTCTCTTTCATAAACAACTATCTTATTAATTAATTCATTTAGAATCTTTGCATCAAGCTCTTTAATGTTTTTATACTTTTCTATTAGTTCTATAAAGTGTTGAACTTGCTTTTCAGTATCTTTATTTAAATTAATTGCATTTGATAGTTCTTCAATTCTTTTCTTTAAATTCTTCTTTTCTTCTTCATAATCTTTCGTGAGATTACCAAACATTTCAGGTGTTATCCTTTCAAGTGCCATATCTTCATATAAACGCTTTTCAATCTTTTGTAGTTCATTAAGTCTTGCTTCATGTTTCTTAATTTCTTTTTCATATAAGAATTTAGATTTTTGTTCATTTTGATTTGTATTAATCATAATACTTTTAATAAATGCTTCTTTATCACTTAAAGCTAATTTAATTTGTTTTCTAATATCATTTAATACAAAATCATATAAGTTCTCATATCTAATATAATGAGCTGAACAATAACTCTTTCCAAATGAACGATAAGTCACACAACAAAATGAATCCCATTTCTTATCACTAGAATATAACGATAATGCTTTACCACATACATCACATCTAAGTAGTCCAGAAAACATACTTCTCTTTCCGTCCTTCTTAGGACGTTTTTTAATTCGATAAAAGATTTCATTTGCTCTTTTAAATGTATCTTCATCAATAATTGCTTCATGAGTGTTTTTCTTAATAATCCATTTATCTTTATCTACTGGTAATAACTTTTTACTTTTATAAGACGAAGTTGAGGCTTTATTACATACTAGATGACCTAAATATTCTTCATTCTTAATCATTGCATAAATAGTCATTGTACTCCAATCATAAGGATGTTTCACCCATAATGGATTATAATATCTTCCTGTATCATTGATTACTTGTGCTCGTGGCTTTAAAATCTTTTCATTCTTTAATACTCTACAAATTTGATAAGCAGTTAATCCATCACACGCCATTTGGAATATTCTTTTTACTACAGGAGCAGTTTCTTCATTAACAATTAATTGATGTTTATTATTTGAATTCTTTTTATATCCATAAGGAGCATATGCCCCCGTAAACTCTCCATTCATCGCTTTAATCTTATAAGCACTTCTAATCTTTTTAGAAATATCTTTTGCATACCACTCATTCATTATGTTTTTAAATGGTGTGAAATCATTCATTCCTTTTTCTGAATCTACATCATCATTTATTGCAATGAATCTTACTTTATATTCAGGGAAGAAATGTTCTAGATAATAGCCCGTCATAATATGATCTCTTCCAAGTCTAGATAAGTCTTTTACAATAACTACTCCAACTTTTCCTTTTTCAATGTCATTCTTTAATCTTTGAAATTCTGGTCTATCAAAAGTTGTTCCACTATACCCATCATCAACATAATAAACTATGTTTGTAAAATGATGTTCCTTAGCGTATTGATATAACATCTTCTTTTGTGTTTGTATACTCTCACTATCACCTACTAATTCATCTTCTCTAGATAGCCTACATAGTAATGCAGTTATTTTGTCTTGTTGTTTAATATTAATTACCTCCTAACCAACATTACCTAATAAGCTTGCTATAGAAATATTATACCACATAACCATCACACACTCCATCATTTTGAGCATCTATTTCTTCTAGTAGGCGTTGTGAGATTATGTCTTTCAAATTTCTTTTTCCATTATATGTTCTACTAACAATGAATACTGTTTTATTATCAACACATTCATAATTAGTTAATTCTATTTCTTCTTGAAGTTCATTAAACTTCATAATAAATTCATTTGAAGTAAGTAATCTATCATTACTAACTCCTTCAATAATAATTCTTTTTAATCCTTTATTTTCTATTAATTTTAACTCTATAGTCTTCCCTCCTTTTTACATTTCCATATCAGACTCTTTTTTCTTTTCTTTTACTATCTTTTTAGCGGTCTCTAAATCACTAAATATAAAATGTAACATGTTTAACGTTTCTTGTATTTGTTCAATATCAATTTTATCTTTTTTATCAAACACATAAATATTATGAATAGTATTTAATGCTTTTTTAAATTGTTCACTTTCATAAAATGTAATACTATTTAGATAACTAAAATCTTTAATTTCTAAATCTTGTGGAACGCCACCTTGTCTATGAGTTTCTTCTTCTCTTTTATATCCGATTAATTTAATAAGTTCTTCATCATTACTTAATAGATTACATATTTTATCTAATGAACACATTACAGTAATATCATAAATATGCTTTGCTAAATCTAAAAACTTATCTCTTACAAAATAAAACTCAGATGCAAATATTTTATCTACAAATATTCTTTCAAGTGAAATAGTTCCAATCTTAAAAGGTTTTACATCAAAAACATTTTCTAGTATTTCTTTTTCTTCTTTACTTGCAAGTTCATATAGATGTGGAGATATTTCCATAAACTCTACTGGTTTACTAACTGTAAAACTTGTAGCTTCTATTTTTACGTTTCCAAATCTTTGTAATGTATCATTTGTATCTGGAACAAAGATAGGATCATATTTATAAGAAACTTCCATATTAGCTCTTTTATCAACTGACTTTTCTTTAAATTCTAATGATTTAAAATCTTTAACTGCATTTTTAAGTCTTTTTTGTTCTTGACTAGGACTAGATACATCTTCAACATAAACAGTTAAATCAATATCTTCACTAAATCTTCTTATTGATTTTAATGCTTTATATAATGCTGTACCACCTTTGAAGTAAGCATAATTTTGATTATTCTTTTCAGATAGTTCTTTTAATAATAATGTAACATAATAATCTTTTTCTAATACATCTTCTCTAACACCAGTTCTTTCACTTATATTAGAAATTAAAAGTTCCATACTTTCTTTACTTTCGTGTAATTTCATTTAGTTTCCTCCTCTCGCTAAGTTAGCTATTTTTTTATAAATTCCATTATCTTTATAAAAAGTTGCATAATATAGAAGACCTTCAAATCCTAAATTATTGTCATCAATTACATCTCTAATAATCTCGTTAGGATTATCTACTTCAAAAGGAACACCATATTTATTTGAGATAACATCTAAAATTTGTAGATATTTAAAGTTTTCTTTAGTCACTTTTACCATCGGTTTAACAAGTTCAATTGTGCTACTACATTTATCAACTCTATTTTTATTAGTTGCAAAATATGTATATTTAGGAACTTGAGTTGTTAATCCCATTCGGTTAATAAAAGATGGTCCAGTTTCATATCCATACACTTCTTCTTCATCTTCTAGATATAATCTTCTAATAAGCTCGCCTTGTTTGATTCTTGTTTTTCCAAAAACTGTATCTACACATTTATAATAAATTCCTTTTTTATATCTAACGAAATTATTATTGTTTTTTTCATAACGATTAATATATTCATTGATAACTAAAGGTTTAGCATCTTCAATTTCATTTAAAACATAATCGTGTATATCACTAGTAAAAATCGGATAGCCATTGCCAATATTATCAATATATTCAGTTATTAAATCCATAATTGTTTTCATAATATCATTCTCCTTTAGTTATAACAATGTTAATTTATACATTTTATTCTCAACTTGATTATAACATATTATATGCAAATTTTCAATAAAAATACATATTTAATATTCTATTATTTACTACAATTTTAACAACTCGAACTTGGTATCCAAGTTGCGAAACACCGAAAAACTATATTTTAGTTTTTCTTATCTTGTTAAGTAAATAATAGCTACATTTCCATTTCACTATCATTTCTTAAGTTTCCATCATGATCAATAATGCCTTCTTCTACTAATCTTTCAAATTCAGCTTTTTTCAATTTCTTTTGATATTCTTCAAATACTTTATTAGCTTCATCTATTAATTTTAAATTGTGTTTGAAAGTTTGATAAATAAGATTTAGTATTTCTTCTTTACGATATCTAGTTTTAGATTTCTTCTTTTTATTACCATCAGTTCTTCTACCAACATTCATTCTAGCTTCGACTATTTCATTAATAATTGCATTACCCATTCTAATTTTCAAATCAGTTTCAAAAGTAGTTCCATAATATTTCCTTTTATCTTTTTTAATGTGATTAAAGTTATATAACATTTCTAGTTCTTCATCTCTTTTTTGTATCTCTTTTTTAGTACTTAAATACAAAGAATTAATACTACTTGTTTTTAAAATGTAATTAGAAATTGAATCGATAATTTCTCTAAATTCTTTCATTTCTTCTCTTCCATAAGATTTATAAGAACTAACTGGTATATGGTCAAATAAGTACTTAATTTGCTTTCTGATAAACTTTTCTTTACCAGTTCTTGATTTACTCATAATAAAGTTCTTTGCTTCTTCAATTGCTTGTTTTCTAAGCTGAGCTACTTGAGTAATTGGTGACATATAATGTTTTTCAATATTCATTTTAAAATTATTAATTGCATCTATTGGTAGCTTACCATAACGATACTTAACACCTTTAGTTAATCTATCATAAGTTCTTGGTTCATTTTCAAAAAATGATAAATGAATGTGTCTAGTTTTAGTATTAGTATGAAGCCCTGCATACCAAGTAATATTATCCATTTCTAAACCTGTATCTTTAATAAATTTAGGAAATAGTTTATTTATTAACTCTAATGCATCTTGATAATCTTTCATATTATTTAAACCAAACTCCCCTTTAAAAGATATAACCATATCCCAAATACAAGATTTACTATTTCTTAATTTTTCTCTCAGTTTCTTTTTATCTACTTTAGAAAGCAATCCAAGCTGATTAAAAACACCACTTGATTTTTCTTCATCTCCTGAATAATCAATGTAGTCAATAACTTTATTTTGATTGATTCCTTGAGATACATATTCTAAATAATCATTCTTATTACTTGAATCATAAAAAGATCTTCTTTTTGAACTTGTTCCATAGTATTTAAGTAAAATTACAACATTACCAGATTCATTCATTATTAAATACCTCATTAATTAATTTAATAAATGTCTCTTGTTCACTTAATACTACTTTTTCAAGTGATTCTACTTTTGTTATTAATTCTTTAACTGCACTAGTAACACCTTCATTATTTAAAATATCTTTTTCTTTTCTTTTTGATTCAAGACCTTTTTTAATTAATAGATTTAAGTAATCGGATTTATTCTTATATCCACATTCCTTAAAATCTTCAATTAATTCTTCATTTAAAGAATTATCCTTAATATAGATTGTGTTGTAATAAAAACTAAGTTCTTTATCTTTCTTTTCTTGCACATTTTTATTTTTATTAACTTTTTTCTTCTTTTGTTTATTATCAAATATTCCTATAAGCATTCCTCCTTCCATTTGATAAATTCAAAATATAGAAGTTATCTATTAAGGAATCTTTAACTTTATAAAAATAAACATAGTATCACCTATCCTTTCAAAGATAATACTAAATTTCACCCTCTATCTCTGGTAAAAAATTAATTTTTTTAAAAATATTTCAAAGCAATAAAAAAATGAAGACTTTTAAATCTTCATCATTTTTAAATTTTATAGAATTTTTATATTTTTGTAATGTTAATAGAAATATTATTATTCCAAATATCTTTGGTTTCAATTATTAACGTTCTATTAATAAAACTAAAATTATCATTTCCAATATCATATTCTGGTTTATAATCTCCAGTTGTTTGATATTCTATTATTACTTTCATTTGTTCTTTTGATATACATATAAATAATTGAGAATTAAATTTTGATTTACCATTTGATGATATTAAAACTTTAGCTATATGTCTTAAATTATTTATTTTATTAAAATCAACATATTTAATTATAGCTTCTTTTGATTTTTTTATTTTGTTATTATCGATCATAATTTTATTATCCTTTTATATTAATCGTGCTTCAATATCGATATCTTTACTATATTCTCTACCATCTTCTTCATAACGCAAATAATAACCTAAAAATTTATATTTATTGTCTTTAACCACACCTATTAATTCATTATTACAATATATTTCTACTTGAACATTTGAATCAATATTTATTATTTTACCAACTATTTCAAATTCATAAAATTTAAAGTTAAAATCTTTCAAAAGTTCATATTCTTTAACTAAATTATATTGATTTAATATTGTATAAACATTATCTTTTCCTTTAATAGAATGATAATATTTCATTTTTAATTTGACAGATTTATAAATAACTTTTTCTTGTAAGAATTCTTTTCGTTTTTGTTCATTTTTAATTTTTAATTCTTCAAGTTCATCATTACTATACCATTCACCATCATAAGGAAATTTATGATCTTCCCAATCAAAATCTCTAAATCCATAAGGATTATCTGGATTATATAATAAATCGATAGTTAATTCCTTACCTGTTTTAATTCTTGGTTTACCAATATATTTATAAATATTAAATCTTTGTGTCCCATCTTTTTTAAAGGTAGGAATAATTTTTATTAGATTTTCTTCTTTTAATTCTTTTAATATTTTTTGTATAGTTCTATCACTTACTGCAAATGTAGTTGCTAGATAATTTATTGATATTCTTTTACCACTATTATCAATAATATAATTAATAATAATTTCTTTTCTTTCTTGAGGTGTAGGTTTTCTTATAAGATATTTTTCTTGAGTATAATCATATTCATAAGCTGGATTTTCGATTTCTATAAATCCATACTTACCTTTATATCTAGTATCATCATATTCATATATAAATTCTTTAAATTTCTTCTTACCTATCACAATCACCTCCTATTTATAAAAGGTGCTACATCTATTAAATGAAGCACCTTTATAGTTTTTATTTATTGAGTTACTAAAGTTTCATCTTCATCATAGAAGATTAATGTGCCTGCAAAATATGCCTCAATATCTTCTTCAACTAAAACAATGATTCCATTTGGTAAAATATAACTACCATTAATAGATACTTTTCTATTATTTATTCCACCAGTTGCGACATCATATCTTAAATCTAACATTGCATGACATTCTAAACATTCTGCTTGGTAATTTACTACTTCGGAAATATTTACTACGTGTGGTTTTTCTACCCATTCACCACATGAACATCTACCCCTATGCGAAATTCTACTATAGTACATCCATAAACTTGGACTATGGTAATGTTCTCCAACAATTGTTGTTGTAATTACTCCATTTGCATTTTCATTTGTAAAATTTACTTTTAAATAATACAAACCATATGATAAATAATGTGCGAACTGATTAGTTAATCCACCATTTGTTTGAGTAATAGTTATATCTATCTCAGTAAAGCTAGAATCATATAAAGTTATTTCCATCAAATTTGATGATGAAATAGTAAAATCATATTCAAATGGATTATTTACATCCAATTTTAAGAAATAATTCTTTTCATTAAAGAATGCACTAGATGAGTCAACAGATTGACTTAATGACTTTGTATCATAATTTAAAGTCATAGTTTCACTATAATTACTCAACACATATTTTACAGCATTATATGCATTTAATCTTATAACATCTTGTGTACTACTTCCACCGATATTAATCGTTAAAGGTATAGCGCTTTGTAATATGGCTTCTCTTATTTGAGCAGTCGTTAAATTTTCATCAATTGATAATAATAATGCGGCAACTCCAGCAACGTGCGGAGCGGCCATTGATGTTCCTCCATATGAATCATAAGAATTAATCGGAATAGTACTTAAAATATCTCCGCCTGGCGCATAAATATCAACAGTATTTAAACCAAAATTAGATGTGGATCTGCGAACCCCATTTTCATTTATTGCTCCCACAACTATCATATTTTCTAAGTGATAACTAGCAGGGTAATTTGGTATATTATCAATATTAGTATTTCCATTACCTGCAATACATACAAATAAACCATCATAATCATTTATAGCATTTTTTAATATCGGACTGTTAGGAAAATTCCACCAGCTCATATTTACTATTTTAATATTATTTTCTTCAGCATCTATTAATGCAGACTGCACATCACCAATATCTCCATCAAACTTTAAAGGAACCAAACTCACATTTCTACAAACCCCACTAACTCCTATTGAATTCCCAACAGCACCTACAATTCCTGCCACGTGTGAACCATGAGTCTCATAATCATTAGTATTATTATCAATATAACTAAATCCTACTTCCAAATTCTCATTCAAATCATTATGAGGCGTAATACCAGTATCTAATATTCCAACTTGAACATCTTCATTCCCTACCACAAAATCCCAAGCTTCTAAAATATCAATTCCATATGTGCCATGTAATCCCCATTGTTCAGTAAAATCAGCATCATCAACTTCAATGCCTGTCCTTCCAATATAATTTGGACTAGCACAAACTATCCCCTCTATTTCTTCTAATTCATTTACTATGCTTATTATAATTTCTTTTGAATTAGCGTATACAAACAATTCAAGTATTTGCCTAAAATCTTCTTCTTTTGTATCAACGCTTGAATCCCAGTTATTCTTATAAGTTAAATCGACAATCTCTTTAATATCAATGTCATTAAAAAATGATTTTTCAAAAACTTTATTAACATCGCTTAAATTCTTATCAATCATAACCAAAACACTATCTAATGCAAAATCATATTCTTCATTTATTTCACAATAAATCTTTTGTTCATAATCGATATTTTCATATGCATAAACTTCTTTGGTTGCAAACGGAAATACGAATAATGAAATCATTAAAAATAATATAATCTTAACTTTATTTTTCATTATTTTCTCCTTATATTAACTATTAAACATTTGATGAATCTTTATCAATTCATCCTTTTGGATTAAACCATTTTCATACGCTTTCTCAAGAGAAATAAATTCATCTGATTTCCACAACAAAATCCCTCTATTACTAAATGGATATTTAAATGTCAAATCTCCAATAATAACATCCTTTAATACACCTGTATCTCCCTTATTTAATTCTTTTATAAGTATTGCATAGTAATTGTTATAACATCCATAATACTCTTCAATTATTATTTCATCTAATCCAATTTCATCACTGCAATAATTTGAAATATATGATTTTTTAATAATTAATTCAATTTCAGTATTTAAACCACTAATAATTTCTTCACCATTTTTAAATATATTAACATTTTCAAAAGTTTCAACTTCTTCTTTACTTAATTCTAAAATGAAACACCATATTCCTATATCAGTAGTATCTCCATATTGTTTAGTTTCAACATATACATTTATTGTTTTATCTATAATTTCATAGGATTCAATTTCACTTCTGTTTCCACCACTTTCTTCAAATATTTCAAAGACTAATAAGGATTTGGTTTTGAAAAAATCTTCATTATATTTTTCAGGAGTATTATTTTCCAATAATGTTACTAAATCAATTCGATTGTTTACAACTTTAAATTGATTATTCCCCTCACCAATTTCAACACTAGTTTTAATATATGTTGCATTTACATTATCACTACCAGTTGGATTAGTGCATCCAACAACTCCAACGAGGCTAAAGAGTATCACACCCAATATTAAAAATAATTTAATTGTTTTGTTTTTAAACATATGATTAATACCTCCTTATTACATTGTATGAAATATAAACAAAAAAACTCCCTATAGTCTTACCTAAAGAGAGTAATATCATTATTTATATTAAATCCTTAGGTAATTTAGAAAAACTATCAAGGTTGTTTAATTTCACTTATATTTTATCAAATATAAGTCATTATTTCAATAAAATTACTAAATTTAATTTATATAGCAAGCAAATTAGGTAAATTTAACATTTTTATTAGGGTCTTTAATTTTACATCACTGGATCATTTCCACAGTACGCATATAAATTCAATCCATTAATACTTTGAGGATCTAAATATTCAATACTATCTGGTGAAATCCATCTACATAATTCAGGCGAATAGTAACGTGAGGATACCCAATAAAGCTGAGTTTCGACATCATAGTAATAACCTCTATAACGAATAGGATTAATATTACCGATGAAGGAAGTAGAAGTATTAGTTGTACCATTTGGGTTTAATACAACATGATTACCCCAAGCATCATAAGCATACTTAGCTTCTACATTTCCATTATAATATAATTCTATTACATCACCAAGAATATTTTTTCTGTAGTAATATGTCTTACCATCATATACAAATCCAATAAATCCAGAAGCCCCTCTTAAGAATGTGATAATTTTACCATCACTTCTTTTTTCTTTAAACATTGATTCTTCATCATTTAAATAGTTAATCTTTATATTACTAGAACCAACTGTTGTCCCTTTATAGATTCTTTGTCCATCTACTCCATATTTAAATGTAGAAGATTTATATGATGTTAATTTGCCATCAGTCCACGCTAAGTTGTTACCTTTAAATAAAGTTATTTCTCCTTTAGCATTATGGGTAACACTCGTTCCTTTATATGTTAATAACTTATTATTTGCATCATAAGAAAAACCAATCTCTTCTAATGGAGCACCAGTATTTTTATCAAATAATTGTTTAAGAGTAATATTGCCATTTTTATCGTAGAAATAATCTATGATTTTACCTAGTTTAGTATTAACTTCTCTAGTCAATCTATTTTGATGATCATAAGTATATGTAACATTATTAATACCATCATCAATAGATGTTATCATTCCTCGATTGTTATATTGGTAAGCAATATTCTTTTCTGTTGTAGTACCACCATATGTAATCTTAAATTTATCTTTTTCTACAAAGTTAGTAGTATTACTATTTGCCACTTTAAATGATGGGGTTCTTCTATAAATATAACTACCCATTTGAACATCTTGAATGTATGCTCTATTTAATCTTTCAGAAATTAAACTTTCTTTTACAGAATATGTATTATCAACCATAATTTCTTTATAGATTTGATTTCTTAATGTATCAGCAACCTTCGCTTGAGTAATTGATTCACTTAAGAATGTAGTATTATTTGAATCTTTAATATCTTTTTGATTAACTTGGATAGCTTGATTTGCACTTAATGCTACAGACGAGAATGATTTTTGATTTACACTATATTCTTCTATACCTTTACTTGTTGTAAACGCTCTATCACAAGAAACATCATATGTACTCCTTCCATATGCAAATTCTTGTATGTCAGAATCACCTTGAATAGAAGCAATTCTAGCTTGAGTATTATTTTGATCATATAAATCTTTATAACTAAATGATTTAAGTAATGTAGTACCTTTATGAATAGTTAATAACTTACCATAAATATCATATGTATATGTATAAGAATCATTATTCGCATATGTAATTATTTCTACTTTTCCTGCAGATAAATATCTATTTTCAATTGTACAATAATTACTTCCTCCAATTTTAATTTGTTTTACATCATTTCTTTCATTGTATATAAACTCAACATTTGCCCCACCAGTTTGACTTAATGTTTTAATTAATTCTCCTTCATAAGTTAAATTATTTTCTTCACTAGTAGAAGAAGTAATAGGGAATTTACATTTTGTTAAATATGCTCCATAAGTGTTTGTTAATCTTGATAATGAACTATTATTAAAATCATGAACAGTACTTACTCTTCCTAAACTATCATAAGTATAAGAATTACCTATTGTCAAAGAATCACAATATTCTTTTTCTTTGGTTACATTACCATTATTATTTTCATAATCTACAATTAATGATTTGTATTCTTCTTGTAATCCATTAATATATGTATTTGAGTTATTAATTAATACATTACTTACACTTCCATTTGCATCATAAGTATAAGTCTCACTATAACCAGAATCATCACTTACACTTTTTACTTTACGATATTTATCGGTAATAGTAATTTTCTTTCTATCATTTCCTTTATATGTTTTAAAACATGTATGTTCTGTAATTTTATTATCAGTTCCACTTACTTCTAATAATTGATAAGATGCACTATAAGAAGAAATTTTTCCAACAAGTGCTTTTAAGTTTACTTGTGTTGTACTACCATATTTGACATTAGTTACACCCGCAAGAAGATTACCATTATTAATGAAAATATCATAATTAGATTGTTGATTATTTCTTGCATGAATAAAGTTATCCATATTCTTAACTAAATCTTCATAAGTAAGGTTAACATTTGGAACACTTCTTGTTACTCCATCAATAGTAAAAGTTAAGTTTACCTTACCCCATTTATAATATGTTGTTTCATCAACTTGTGTAGTTACTGATGCATTTGCAGTTGAAGAAACATTACTATAAATTTCATTACCTGATGAGCCACCTACATAAAATTCAACATTACTAATTGTGACTGAATAATTGCCTCCATTAAAGACAATATTAACTCCTAATGATTTATCATCATCAGTAATATTTGCTTTATCAATTCGATGTTCAAATGGAATTGCAATTTGCATTACTCCATCTCTTGAACAATCTAGTTCTAATTCATTTAATACTGTTGTACCGGCAAGCACTCTAATCTTTGGATTACATGAACCTGTGTCTAAAAAACTTGCAACTGTTGTTACATTATACTTTAATACAACAAATGCACTTTTATTAAATTGTTCATTTGTAACTGAAACAATATTACTATCAGTAGTAAATGTTCTTGGTTCAGAATCTACTAAATATGGTCTAGTAGTATTTGTACAAGAATAATAATTATCCCCATCTTTAACTATAATTTGAGTAAAAAAGAAATCCGTTCCTTTGTTTTCATATACTTTATCTACTTCTCCTTCATCATTAAAATGATAAATGTAATATAAAGAACCAGTGTTTGATGTATATGAACTATATGGGTGAACTCCAACTCTTGTTTGACTCTTTTGGAAATCTAAGATTACAGATTTATCTACATTAACTGTTGAACCATCAATAAAACTTTCTTTAAATCTTTTAACAATATTAGTCAATGTGATAAATTCAAATTCCACTTTTTTCTTTAATGTTTGCACACCCACTAATAAAGATCCATTGTATGTAAATGATGTTTCAATATTATCAAATCCCTTTACTTTAGTTAACTTATTACTTGAGTCAAATGTTAATGTACATACTTTACTAGAAGCACTATGAGTTAAGGTAATAGTTGATGTTCCATATGCAATATTTAATACATCACCATCATTTGAAATACTTGTTAATTTATTTGATGAATATGTAAATGTTGTTTCATATGTTTTACTATCACTTACTTGTTTAGTAATCTTAACTAAATATCCAGATGAGTTAAAATACATCTTTTCATATCTATCTACTTCTAAAACATATCTTTCAGTTGTAGAAGAAGGATATACTCTTAATACTAAATAGGTATGTAATGTATCATAATAAACGTTTTCTTTAAATGTTCCATTTAATGTAAATTTGTGTTTAATTCCATTTTTATCAATATAAATGAAATTACTAGAGTCTTGATAAATATATTGATGTGCATTTAGCTTCCATCCTGTTGGGAAACCAATATTTGAATTAGTAATACTTCTAGTTGTGTAATGTAAATCTAATTTAAATGGTATAAATCTACTAGAAATATCAAATAATCCAATACCATAATTTAATTCACCGGTTCTAACATTAATGTTATATTGATCTTTAGAACATGTTTGACCAGATAAGAATTTTTGATTTTTAATTGATGGATCATCTTCTAAATATTCAATTACTAATTCCGGTTTATATGTACTAGAGTTTGTGTGTAATTTAAGTGTTGAACTTGTAACGATGGCAAAATACATTGTTGTACTATTATTTGCAAGAAGTACATTTGTTAAATCTACTTCACGATAATATCCATTTGATGTACTAATCACATTAGCTTTACCTAATTTGCTAGATAGAATATATCCCGAACTAGATTGATATACATCAGCATCTACAATAGATGTTCCTTCTTGCTTAAATCTTACTTTAATACTTTTGTAACTATATAAATCACTCATTGTATGACTTACTGAAAAATTGATAAATTGACTACTATTACTAGTCATTGTTGTTCCACTTGTAGAAACTACTGCAAGTGTGTTTTTATTAATTGTTTTCATTCCCGCGGAAATGATATTAACTGTTTGTTTCATTTTTCTTTTCCTCCTTTATTTTTAACAGTTGTTTGATTATTTGGTTGGTTCCTGTTGAACCACTTCCTCCAATTAATCCAATGATTAATGCTTCATATATGTTACAAACTCCGATCATTAATTCTTTATTAGTTACATATATCAATATTCCTAATATCCCTCCTAGAAGCATTAATATAAGAGGTATATAGTTATTTAATTTCTCTTTGGAGAATTTCTTTATTACTTCTCCTATTAGATAACAGATTATTAGTATGATTGAGATTCCATTCAATCCCATTTATATCAGTCCTCCTTTCATAAAATAATCTAGATTTCCATTATTAAAATAGTTAACCTGGAACAAAGTTAATTAAGCGTTTGTTCATATAATATCCTCCTTTCACATATGAAGATTTTTTTATCTTCAATAGTAAAAGGACACTTATTTTACTTTTGGACGAAAAATATTTAAGTTTTTTATTTTTTTTTAATAGTAATAATCTTTTAATAATTCTTTTAGTTTTTCAAAGCACTTGTTTTTACGATAATTTATCGTAGTTCTAGGAATATTTAATATACGAGAAATATCGCGTTCACTTATGCCTTCACTAAATAATTTCAAAATTTTTTGATCAACTGGTTTTAAAGTAGAAATTGCTTCCCATAATGCATCATTTATTTCTCTTTCATTTAGTTTGTCAATGATTGATTGTGAAGAATCCGCTATATGCAGATTATACTTTTCATAAAGTTCATCTAATGATATTAATTCTCCATTTCTAAAATAATTACATTTTTTACAATCTTGAATACAACGCTTTAGTCCACCATGACCATTTGAAATTTGACAACGACTGGAACGATCTTTAAATTTCCAATCATTCCATTTGGATTTCATGATTCTCTTAAATGTTTCATAATCTACATAAACAATTTTTCCATTTTCTAATTTGATTTTGTATTTTCTTTTTCTTGAAGGTATACAATAATTATCTTTCTCATTACCTTTTAATCCCCGATTATTCATTTTGCCTTTCCTTTCCAAAGTGAAAGGAAGACTAATTTAAATTTCAGTTAAAAAGTGTATGCTGAAAAGAAATGAAAAGTTTTACTTTCACTTTATTTCAACAAACTTTCGTAACAAATTTGTTGGTATTTTCATAGCATTTTACGACCTAGAATTTTGCTATGAAATTATCATATTAATTTGAATATTTAATATAAAAATCGATTTTTTTCTACAAAAAAAGACAAACTCCCCAAATAAGAGAATTTGTCCATAGTTTTTTATATTTTATTTTATTTTTTAATTAGAATTTACACCCTTATAATTTCAATTAATCATTACTTAATACTCTTTTTAAAAATTCTTTTGTTCTTGGATTTTGTGGGGAATTAAAGATTTCTTCTGGTGTTCCTTCTTCACAAATAACCCCTTGATCCATGAAGATTACTCTACTTGCAACTTCTTTAGCAAACCCCATTTCATGAGTTACTACCATCATTGTCATTCCTTTTTTAGCCAAGCGCTTCATTACTTCTAAAACTTCGCCAACCATTTCTGGGTCTAATGCAGAAGTAGGTTCATCAAATAGAATAACTTCTGGTTTCATACATAAGGTTCTAGCAATTGCAACACGTTGCTTTTGTCCTCCAGATAATGTATTAACATTAGCCTCCGCGAAATCTTTCATACCAACGCTATCAAGAATTTCTAAAGCTTCTTTTTCAGCTTCTTTACGATTTTTCTTTAAAATCTTAATTGGTCCTAAAGTACAATTATCTAATACATTTTTGTTATTAAATAAATTGAAACTTTGGAATACCATACCAATTTTTGTTCTTAATTTATTAAGGTTAGTTTTTCTATCAACAATATTTTGATTGAAGAAATAAATTTCACCCGAATTAGGATACTCTAATAAATTACAGCATCTTAACAAAGTTGATTTCCCACTTCCAGAAGTCCCAATAATACAAATTACTTCTCCTGGTTTAACCTCTAAATTAATACCTTTTAATACATGATTATCACCAAGGATTTAGTTAAATTTTTAATTTCAACAATATTTTCCATAACTACCTCCTTAGTTAGAACTTGTAATGCCTTTAACTGGCATATTCATTCTCACTTCAATATAATTTAAAATCTTTGCAGTACAATATGTAAGAATCAAATAAACAACAGCGACAAGTAAATATGCTTCTAAACTCTTTGTTTGGAAGATACCTAAAATATCGTTTTTACCTACGCTAAATAAATCTAATACCCCGATTAAAGTTAATACTGAAGTATCTTTGATATTGATGATAAATTCATTACCAATTGAAGGTAAACTATTTTTAATAGATTGAGGAAAAATAATTAACATCATAGTTTTAAATTTCCCTAATCCTAATGCTTCTGCCGCTTCTTTTTGACCTTTATCTACTGAATTAATTCCGCCTCTTAATACTTCTGTTAAATATGCAGTTGTATTGATACTAACAGTAAATAAACCTGCACGGAAAGGAGTCCAAACAAAGTCAGTAAAATAGCGATATTCTTCAATTGACATTGTTGGTCTAACAATCCCTAAAATTAAGTAATAGAAGATGAAGGCTTGAACAATCATCGGAGTACCCCTAATGACTGTAACGTAGATATTTGCAAATCCACTACCAATTTTCTTCAAAAACTTAACAAAGTCATTATCTCTAGGACCTATTGTCAACATTCTTAAAGCAACCATGCCTAAAGCTAAAATTAAACCAATTAAAGTACCAAGTAACGCCATAGATACAGTAACTTTAACACCTTCCCAAAAGTTTAATTTATACTCTTTTAAGAAATATACCATAGTATCATAACTAGATGTATCACCAGTTGGCTTTTTGACTGTTTGAAATCTAGAAATAAAATCTAAAATAACTAAATCAGTAATAAAGAATAATAATACTAGAGTGACAAAGTAAGATACTCCTCTTACAATCCAAAAGTATTTATCGTCGATTTTTTTACCTTTGAAGATTGTTAAGACATATCCAGTTAATCCACCTACAGCAATTAATCCTAAAATTGAAATAATCACAATATAAATAGCAGGATGAATATGACTCATAACACTAATTAATTGATCATTTTGAAAACCCGTAAGTCCTAAGATAGAAAAAACAATTCCTAAAATAGCAACTACAGCAATATATAAGAATTCATATTTATAACTTTTAATTAATGACTTATAACACCATTTACCAAAATTAATAAATAAATTAATTATTCCACCTATAAAAGTAGTAATAAAATTAATTATTCCATATACGACTTTTAAAACCGGATTTTTACTTTTTAAATGTTTAAAAGCAACCATTATTTACCTCCTTACAAGATAAATAGAGGATATAATCCTCTATTATTCACTTTGACTATTAACAGCATTAGTCATAATTTCATTTCTTTCATCTAATGAAATATTATCTAAAATGCTGTTGATTGAATTTTTTAATTCGTCTCTACCTTTTGCTAAACCAATAGAAACATCTCTATCTGTATTAACAATATCACGAGCTTCATTTGTATCTTCATCAATTAATTGTTTGAAGCCTTTTCCTTCAGCGAATCTAACCATTTTTAAATCGCTATTAGCAGCAACTAAACCTTGAGCAACAGGAAGTTCTAGTACTGTTCCATCGATTAATCCACTTTGAAGTTTTGTGACGATTTCTGGAACAGTTGGAGCATCTCCACCAATTACAACACCAGGAATTGCATGAGCAATATCATCGTATAAAGTACCAATTTGACCCGCAATTCTAGCACCTTCTAATTCATCTACTGAAGTGATATTTGCGTATTCTCCATCAGCTTCAACAAGTAATACGTGTTCACTTGTATAATATGGATTAGTAAAGTCAATATCAATTAATCTAGCAGGAGTAGGACTCATACCTGCAATAATTAAATCAATTAGTCCGTTTTGTACGCTTGGAATTAATGCGTCCCATTCTAACTTTTTAATTACTAGTTCCATATTTAATTCTTCAGCAATTTTCTTTGCAATTTGAACATCATAGCCTTCTGCATATGTCTTTGTTCCAGAAATAGGATGATTAGTATTTGTTTTAGAATTTTCAGTCCAGTTAAATGGAGCGTAGTTACATTCTAGTCCAACTACTAATGTGCCATTTGTAGTAGGTGTAGAAGAAGAATTTCCACCATTACCACAAGAAGCTAATGTTGCAAGTAATAAACCTGCGAATAATAAGTTTGTTTTTTTCATAAATTTTATCTCCTTTTTATAGAAATAAAAAGCGCCATAATTGGCGCTCAACTAATACAAATATTAATTTCTAGCGCCTCTGCAACTGCAGGAGTGTTATAAGTATTTCCTATAACCCCATGAACTAAATACGCCTATTTAATTCATTCGGCGATGGTTACCTTTCTCTTGCTTCCACGAATGCCTTCTTCACAAGATACTCTGATGCACCGCTGCCTCTATCTTTTTATTTCGAGTGTTATTTTAACAATATCAATATTTATTTACAATATAATTAAAGAAATTTTTAAAATTTGTTATTTTTTTACTTCATCCCAATACTTTTTCGATGTTGATTCAACCTTATTATCTTGATATTCATAAAATTTTTCATTTTTAATATCATCTGGAAGATATTGTTGCTTTACATAATGATTTTTATAGCTATGAGGATACTTATACCCTTCACCATGACCTAAATCTTTACTTCCCGAATAATGAGTATCTAATAAATGAGTAGGAAGTTTACTTCCTTTTCCTTCTTTTACATATTCTAATGCCTTATCAATTGCATTAATTGCCGAATTAGACTTTGGAGAGGTCGCTAAAAATATAGTTGCTTCCGCTAGAGGGATTCTTCCTTCTGGCAAACCAAGTTGCATACAACTATCTACGCACGACTTTACTATGCTAATTGCTTGAGGATAGGCTAAACCAATATCTTCGCTAGCGATAACTAATAATCTTCTACAAGGAGAAATAATATCGCCTGCTTCTATTAGTTTTGCCAAATAGAATATCGCTGCATCTGGATCTGATCCTCTAATCGATTTTTGAAGTGCAGAAAGTAAATCGTAATGTTCATCACCATCTCTATCATAACGCATTGCGCTTCTTTGACCAATTTGATGAGCTTCGTTCATAGTAAAAAAATACGTTTGTTCGTAATGAGCGCATATATTAAACATTAATTCAACTGAGTTAATCGCTTTTCTACAGTCTCCTCCACAAATAGTTGCTAAATATTTAATAACTCCTTCTTCAATATCAACTTTATGATTTAATTTATTTGCCATTAATTTAATTGCTCTAATAATTGCTTTTTCTATTTCATAAGGTTTTATTGGTTTAAATTCAAAAATTGTCGAACGAGATATTAATGCATTATATACATAAAAATATGGATTTTCTGTTGTTGATGCAATTAAAGTAATATCACCATTTTCAATATATTCAAGAAGCAACTGTTGTTGCTTTTTAGAAAAATATTGAATTTCATCTAAATATAAAAGGATTCCTTTTTGATTTTCCAAGATTCCAATTTTATTAATTACATCTTTAATATCGCTACTACTAGCGGTAGTCGCGTTTAGTTTATATAACGTCTTATCAGTCATTTTAGCGATAATTCTAGCTAAAGTAGTTTTACCAGTTCCACTTGGACCATAAAAAATCATATTAGGAATATTACCTGATTCGATAATTTTTCTTAATACGCCATTTTTGCTTAATAAATGTTCTTGACCGACAACATCTTCTAATGTTTCCGGTCTAATAAAATCCGCAAGAGGTTGATTCATTTTATTCACCCAACAATCTATTTCTAATACTATCAATTTGTTCTTTATCAAGGCCAATAAATAGTAAATATTCTTCAATATTTTGATACTTTTCTTTAAATAATTCAAGGAAATCTTCAATATATTTTCTCTTTACATGTCCTAAATCTTTTGGGAATGTCGGTTGTACTTTTCTAATTTTATCAATATTTGTATAAATACATTCTTCAGAATACAAATAATCTTTAATTATTTCTTCTCTTTCTACATTAGCTAAAAGAAGTAGCAAGCAAGATAAAATTCCTGTTCGATCTTTTCCGGCTGTACAATTAAAAATAATATTTCCTTTAGAATTATAGATAGTTAAGAAGATATCTTTATATGTTTGTTTATTGCTTACCATTTGTAAATATAATCTACTTGCATTTTCATCGGTAAGGGGAATTCCTGATCCCTCTACAAGAGGAAAATTGTAATAATAAAAATCCTTATCACAAGAAAGAATAGAAGGAAATCTATTAACGACATTTTCTGTTCTTAAATCAATAGATGTTGTAAAATTATTATTTTTTAAAAATAATAAATCATCTTCATTTAAATATCTTAAAGCATCGCTTCTGATAAATTTTAAAAAGGATGTCCTTTTTCCACTAGAAGTTTTATAACCACCTAAATCTCTAGTATTCATGGTCAAATTAAAATTATATCTTTTCATATATTACACCTATTACTTATATTCTAAACCATTTTAAGAAGAAAGAATAGGGGGTAAATTAAAAAGCTCTAGAGAATCTAGAGCTAATTAAGTTATTCTATTACTTATTTATCCAAGGAGTATCGAAATATTCAAAATACATATCTCGAATGTATTCAATATCATCCATTCTAGTTGAATCAAGTAAATGTTCACCTACATACCAGTTTTCCTTATTTTCAAACACTATTGAAACATCTATACCATCAGACATATTAGGGAAACTTAACATAAGTTTTACATTTGAAGGAACATACACTTCCTTAATTGAATCAGAAGATAAAGCAAAATATTGGATGAATTTAGTATTTTCATTGATATCAGCTTTATATACTGAATTATCAGTTTTACATAACACTAAATAAGGATTTGTTTCATTTCCTAAATAATATAAATCATCAACAACAGTATATTCAATAAAGTCTCCTCCGCCAATACTAGAAATTGTTTCTAAAGAGTTAGGTAAGGAAATATATTTAATTTTTTCCATAGCCAAAGCATATCTACCTAGTTCTTTAACACCTTCTGGAATTTCAATTGACTCTAGCTTGTCGCAATATTCAAAAGCTCTTTCTCCAATATAAGTTATTTTTGAATTTACATCAAAATTTACTTTTGTAATATTTTCACCAAAAGAGAAAATGTAGTCTGGTAACATTTCTACGCTAGGACCAATATTTAAAGTTATTTCTGCATTTTCTGTTTCTACCATATGGAAAGGCACTAAACCAAATTCATATTCATCTTTTGCCATTTTAACGATATCGTAATTAATTACTTTCAAATTATTACAACCAAGAATAACGTTATATCCTAGATACGTAATTGTATTTCCAAAAGTAATTTCTTCTAAAGAAGAACAAGCTTGAAATGCGTGATTACCAATAGAAACAACATTTGACGGAATATTAATTTCTTTTAATTTAGAACAATTAGAGAAAGCATCTACATCAATTACTTCAACACTTGTAGGAATAATAATTTCTTCTAAATTATTACAATAACCAAATACTAATTCTGGAATTATTTTAAGATTATTATTTAATGTTATATTTTTTAAACTTTGGCAATAGAAGAATGTTCCATAACCCATACTTACAACGCCATCACCTATATCTACAGAACTAAATGACGCATAAGTAAATGCTCTAGCGGAAATAAACTTAGTTTGATCTGGAATCACTATTTCATCTTTTAATCCATCTTCTAAATAACTATGAGCAACTAAATATGGGTTATTATGAGAAGCTAGATATTTTACTCCATCTAAAACATTATAATTTTCGATGTTTCCACAATTAAAGAAAGCAAAATCTTCTAATTCTTTAATATTATCACTTAATGTAACTTCTTTTAATCCAGTACAACCGATGAAAGCTTCATAACCAATCTTTTCTACTGAATTAGCCATTACCACTTTGGCTAGTGATGTACATCCATAGAAGGCGCTTACGCCAATAGAAGTTACTCCATCAGAAATTGTTACTGAAGTAATATTTGTATTTGTATACATGAAGTTATTCCCAATAGAATATGTGTGTCCATTTACTCTATCAGGAAGTACTAAATCAGTATCTTCACCTTCATAATTAATAAGTTCATATTTTCCATTATTATCGGAAAATATATATCCATCGACATTAATTGAAGTTGCCATATTATATTTATAGAAATAATAAACACTATAAACTTCATTATTACCTTGATAATCATACATATATACCATCATATAATATAGTTGATTATCATCTAATGATGATAAATCATATTCGACACTATCTTTGTAATCCGTATTAAAGATTTCTTCAGTAATAATAGGATCCGCTGATGAAGTATATCCTTTAATGTCCCATACTCTTAATAAGATTTTATCCCAATAACAAATATTATCTTTAATTCCATTAATTTTTAATGTATATGCAGTAGTCTTTTCTTCTTGATTAACTTTTCGATCAATAATTAAACTTTCATATGTTGGAGCGGTTGTATCACGAAGAATAGTATAGTTTTTATAAGAAACGTTTCCTACACTATCAGAAGCCATAATTACTAAAGTATGATCTTGACTATCTTTTGGAAAATAATTGCAAAGATTAGTTCTTTTTTGTAATAAACTATAACTTTCTCCTTCCGTTCCTATCTTAAAATATAATTTAACTTCGTTACGATCAATAATTTTACTATAATCAACACATAGTAAATTTGTATACTGATCAGTACCTACGTATTCACCATTATACTCAAAATATATTCCATCAATTATAGGGGCGGTCTTATCAATTAATATCTTGTTAAAATTACTGTAATAACTATTACCCTCAACATCTTTAGATTTTATAAATACATTAATTTCGCAATCTTTATCAAAAGTAAATTCACTTTCCTCTGATATTAGATATTCTTCTTCACCAAGATATAAATAGGTAGCTAACGCATTTAAATCTGGGATAATTTTAATTGTTACATCTTGATTAGTAAACTCATTCAAAGTTCCAGAAATAACTTCTAAAGTAGGTAAATAATCTTCTTGTCCATAGAAATAAGATTGCTCACTTTGATTTCCTGCTTTATCAAGAGCTTTTAATTCAATTGAGAATACTCCTTCTTTATCGATTTCAATATTTTGTTCGTATTTTATCCATTCCTCATTGTTAATTCGATAATAATAATCTGCGGAAAAATTATCACTACCTAGAGGGATTAAATATGTTTCTTCATTAATAATTATTTCACCACATATTGGTTTTTCCAAATCGATAATTAATTTATAAATTTTGGATTTAATAAAATTAATATTATCTTTAAAGTAAACATAAAATTCTTGATTGTTTAATAAATCATATTCATATGCATAATAGTTATTATCTTTATAAGGATTTCCTACTAAAGTTATAATTTGATTCTCTTTATAATCCACTAAAACTACATATGGATCAATTAAACTTTCACAATCAAATACAACATATGGTTTATTACTATATACTACTTCTTGATAATTATTTATCTTAATAATGTCCTTAAACATATCAGTTTGATATTTATATACAAATGTATATGTATCACTTTGATTGCCATTTTCATCAGTAACATACCAATAATAAGTATATCCATAGACTAAATTATTCCCATTAATAACATTTGTTTCTACGTTGTTAAAAAAGTTATTTGGGTTACTTGAATAATAGAATTTATTAATTTTATTCTTCGCTTCAATTTCTAAAACAACATTCTTTGTTGTAACTTCAACATTATCAATATTTGGATTTTTAAAATTCTCTTCTTGATTTATAGAAACATTAAATGAATAAGTAACATCTCCACAAACACTTGCAGGTCCCCAATAATAAGTTTGACCATCTTCAACAAATAATACTGCGACATTTTTGCCATCAATATATTCTGTCGTAAGTGAATTTAATTGATTTCCTTCAGAATCTTTTAAATAATAGAAGACTTCATTTTCAGCATATAGATAAACAATACTTGTTGTAACAACACTATTGTTTGTAGGATATATTTCACCAACTTCTATGCTTTGATTAAGATATTGATATTGTTGCACTGCAAAATTACCATTATTATCATAAGCATAAACAACGTAATTTCCATATTCAGGGAAAACAAATGTATTGTCTAATGTAACATATGAGTTATTGCATTGATCATAAATATAATAAAAGGCAATTCCAGAACCATCATAAAACTCAAAAACAATCTCATCATCATAAACATATTGAGTCTCATCTGAATCTATAGATGGGGCTAAATCATCAACTAAAATTTGATATTTAAAACTATAATCCATTTCGTGATAGAATTCACTTTCATCGATATGAATATTGACTTGATAAACACCAACTTCTTTTGGAATATATGGAAGAACAAAAGAATTACTATAGAAACTATATGTAATTGAAATATCTTCTTCATTAATGAAATCTAATGAAGGGAAACTAATTTCCTTTTTATCATAATATTTATATTTCTCAACAAGATTAGAAATATCATCCGTTTTAACTATTTCTGTTTCAATTATTTTTTCACTTAAATAATCATTATAGTAAGGATCATTAACAATAAATTTAATTTTATATTTACCTATTTGAGATGGAGATGAATCTAATAAATTATTTTCATTATCATAATACTCGACTTTTACTTTATTAATTTTATCGCCAAAAATATCATCAACATCAAGAGATTTATTTTGATATTGAATCTTTTCTAACTTTGAATAATCAAATTGTTCTAAATTAAAATTAACCGCGACAACATTAACTGTAATTGTTGCATGTACTGCAAAATATCTACCCTCTTCATCATTTGGCACTTGATAGATTGTATCAAGTTCTTGTAGTCCTATTTCATTTAATACATACGACTCATTCATGAAGAAACCTTCTGGTAGTTCGATATCTTCAGTGTGTGTTCCCTTTTTAACTTCGATAATATCAACAGAAGGAACAATTGGTTCTTCTTTTTCTAAACAAGGAATTTCATGTCCCTCATCTAGATACGTATTACATTCATTACAATAATAGTATCCAAATCCTGGTTGTAAATAAGTTGGAGAATTAACAATATTTTCAACTACATTTAAGTGATTAATATCTTCAAGAGAACCTACAACAAATTGTTCCTCTCCCTTTTCTCCACAAACGCAAGAATAATAATACACTTTGTATGTTGTACATTTCTCTTCATAAAATAAAAACTCTTGTGCTTCAACTTTTTGATTATATACATGGCTACCTTTATAATCCATTTTCTCTTCAAATGAACTATGGCAATCTTCACAAGTATATATCGCATATACATATTCCATACAAGAAATATCTTTATAGCCTGTTATTGTTTTATTTTCATGATTACAAACACTACTTTGCTCTTCACTAGAATTTGATTCAGAAGTAATACTCTCACTATTTGAACCAACTGAAGAAGAATCTTCTTTATCAGAACTATTTTCTATAGATGTTGTATTTTCACTAGAAACAATTATACTTGTATCTTCAAAAGAAGAATTAGACGAACTATCTTCTTTAGACACACTTGATGTATTAGAAGTATTATCTACAAGTGAAGAAGAACTTTCATTATTAGATTCACTTGATGTATTATTACTTGAATTATTATTTTGATTTAATCCACAAGAAAAAAGTAAAATTGCACAAAAAGATAAACACAATAAATTTTTTAATTTCATCTTCATATTTTTCACCTATAAATATAATATATCTTTTCTTAAAACGAAGAAAAGATAAAAATAACAAAAATAAAAAGTGTGCGGTTTTAAACCTCACACTTTTAAAAATTTGGTCCTTTAAAAATTTTTAGGGTTTTGAAACCCGCTATAAAAATATTTAGGGTCGACCCTACACTGCCAATTTAAGGTAATCCTCTTTATAATTAATTTACCACGATTAAGTTATAAGGAGG